ACTTCCAATATCTCTCCGATGCGCTTTACGACCAGTACAGTCCATGCTGGGCCCGCTTTAGGCCAGCCTGAGCAGAGATGATAGGACTTTGACCCAGACTAAAACGCCGCGCTTGGGGGCCGTAATTCCACGGCTACATTCAAAGCCGCTCAACACTAAAAGCCGGGCTCCGGAAGTGTTAGAGCTTGCAGAAGCTATCGGACAGCCAGCTTTAGAATGGCAGAAGTACGTTTTAAATGACATGCTGTCGGTGCGAGATGATAATACGTTCATTCGGACTACTTCGCTACTTCTTGCAGCTCGCCAGAATGGTAAAAGTTACATAGGTCGAATTAGAGCTATAGCCGGCTTAGTATTATTCGGCGAAAAGAATCAATTAATTATGAGCTCTAATCGAGGTATGGCACTTACTAACTTTCGGGAGATCGCTTACCTATTCGAGAGCTCAGATTATCTAAGGCCGATGGTTAAACAGATTCGCTTTGCTAACGGTACGGAATCGATCGAGATATTGCCTAAGTACGGTGGCGGTCGCTTGGACGTAGTAGCTTCGACCAGAGACGGTAGCCGTGGTCGCTCCGCTTCGTATCTCTGGATCGATGAACTTCGAGAAGTAAATAAAGAAGCTTATGCCGCAGCTCTGCCAGTTACCCGGGCGCAACCTAATAGCCAGAGTTACTTTAGCTCCAATAGTGGCGATGCTTTTAGCGATGTATTAAATAATTTACGGGAAAAATGCCTAAGCCATCCGCCGGAGAGTTTAGGATTCTACGAATACTCTGCGCCGGAGTTTGCGCCAGTTACAGATCGTAAAGGCTGGGCGATGGCTAATCCATCGCTAGGCACACTAATTACAGAAAATGCAATCGAAGAATCGCTAGCTGTAAATACGATCGAAGATTTTCGTACCGAGACACTTTGCCAATGGATCTCATCCCTTGCCAGCCCGTGGCCGCATAATTCCGTATCCGATACCAGCGATAAATCGCTACAGCTGTCGCCGGGGCCCCTTACTATATTCGCCTTCGATATTAGCCCGAGTAGGCGCGATGCTTCCCTAGTCATGGGCCAGATAACGCCATCGGGAAAGATCGGCGTAGCTGTATTGGAAACCTTCTTCAGCCAAGTAGCGGTAGACGATACCGTGGTAGCCGCAGCTATAAAAAAATGGGCCGATATTTATTATCCGAGGGTTATTGCCTTCGACAAATATACGACCCAATCGGTAGCCACAAAATTAGAGCGATCCGGATGCGCCGTAAAGGATGTATCAGGGCAACAGTTTTACCAAGCTTGCGGGATGCTCCACGATGCCCTAGCTAATGGAAAACTGGTACACGGTGGGCAAGATATTCTTATAACCCACTTTAATAACTGCGCAGCTAAGCAAAACGATTCGGCTTGGAGAATCATCCGCAGAAAATCAGCCGGGCCCGTAGATATTGCGATCGGCGTAGCTATGGCGGTTTACCTACTTACAGAGCCACCGGCTCCGGCGCAAATCTTCAGTTAGACACGATCAACGAATACCCGAATATGCTTGATTTTTGCGAGAGAATATGCTCATGGGATTACTTCAAACGCTGGGCCTTCGTGCTACGAGCACGCCTAAAGTCGAAGCGCAATACGCGCCGGCTGTTATGGATACATCATACGGCATTGGTTATTTTAATACTGGCTCTGCTAATTCTTTAGGAGTTGGTTCCGTTGGTCGCGATTATGCGATGCAAGTACCAACAGTAGCAAGATGTCGTAACTTAATTGCCGGAGTAATTGCATCTTTAGATTTAGAGCTGTATAACAAAACTACAGGTAAAGAATTAGGTAAACCTAGATGGCTGGAGCAACCAGACATAAGACAACCTCGAAGCGTTACAATGGCTTGGACTATTGACTCTTTAATTTTTTATAATTTAGCTTACTGGAGAATTACGGAGCAGTATGCCGATGACGGGCGACCTTCTCGCTTTGAATGGGTAGCTAATAACAGAGTAACTTTTACTACTAATAAATACGGTACGGAAATTGAAAATTATTACGTAGATGGCAATAGCGTGCCGATGTCTGGTATCGGATCTTTAATTACTTTTCAAGGTTTAAACGGTGGCGGAGTTTTACAAACTGGCGCACGTACTATTCAAGCTTCTTTAGATTTAGAAAAGGCGGCAGCTGTAAGCGCAGCTACTCCAATGCCTACCGGATACATTAAAAACACCGGAGCAGATTTACCAGAGTCTCAGATCTCCGGTTTATTAGCAGCTTGGAAATCTAGCCGTATGAACAGATCCACAGCTTATTTAACTTCTACTTTATCTTATGAAACTACAGGATTTTCGCCTAAGGATATGACCTACAATGAATCGCTACAGTTTTTAAGTACGCAAGTGGCCAGATTAATGGGCGTTCCGGCGTTCATGGTATCGGCCGATATGAATAACAGTATGACCTATCAAAATATTTTAGATGCTAGAAAAGAATTTTTAGCTTACACGTTACAGCCTTATATTTGTGCAATCGAGGATCGTTTATCTATGAACGATATAACAAATTCTCAAAACGTAGTGCGCTTTGCGGTCGATGAAACCTTCTTACGAGCCGATGCTATGGAAAGATTAAACGTTATTGAAAAGATGCTAAGTCTTGGTTTAATCGATCTAGACCAAGCTAAAGAGATGGAAGATTTAACGCCAGAAGGTAACGAGTCAGAGATGCAAGATGTAGAAGAAGAAGATACAGAAGAAGAAGATCTATTAGACACCGGAAACGAGTTAGGACTATAAATGGAACTAGAAAACTTACACTTAACCTTTGCTAGCCAGATCGAGTCGAGCGATGCTGGTCGTAGATTAATTTCTGGGGTCGTACTGCCGTTTAACACTATTGGAAATACTTCAGCTGGCCCGGTTCAATTTAACTCTGGCTCTGTGGAAATCCCAGATGCTAAGCGCATTAAATTACTAGCACAGCATTCGCAAAATGATCCGATCGGTAGAGCACAAAGCTTTCAAGTTACGCAAGATGCAATTTACGGTACCTTTAAAGTTTCGGCATCCCAGAAGGGTAATGATTATTTAATCATGGCCCAAGAAGAACTGATTAGCTCTTTATCTATTGGAGTCGATGTAATTAAAGCTAAGAAGAATGCAGATGGCGTGCTAGTAGTTTCAGCTGCCAGAATGGTCGAAGTGTCTTTGGTCGAAAGCCCGGCTTATCCGGATGCGATCGTTACCAAAGTAGCCGCTAGCGAAGGCGAAGCGGTAGAAGAAAACCAACCCAAACAAGAAAGCGAGGCTATCTTGGACAACAAAGCTCCAGAGCCAACCGAAGAAAAGGCAGAGGCAGCTACTCCAATCGTAGAAGCATCTCGCCCAGTTACATCAACACCGTTTATCTCTACTTCTGTACGTTCGCCAATTAAAGATTTTGCGAGCTACACAGAGCACAAAATCAAAGCTGCTCTAGGATCAGACGAATCTCGTCTATTTATTTCCGCAGCTGATGATAGTTTTTCTACCAACCCGGCGTTCAATCCGACCCAGTATCTGTCAGAATTTGTAACAAATACACGTTTTGGAACTCCTACAATCGATGCATGTAGTCAAGGAGTTTTACCCTCACAGGGCATGACGATAAGCGTGCCTTCTTTGGTAACTTCTGCCGCTGGTGGAACTGGCGTAGCTCCAGTAGTTACAGTAGAAGCCGAAGCTGGTAACGTTCAGAATACTGGAATGGAAACCGTTTATCTAAATGGAACAGTATCCAAGTACAGCGGCATGAATACATTATCTGTGGAGCTCCTAGAGCGCAGCGGGTATCCTGGCTTTTACTCAGAGTTGACCCAGCAACTACAGAATGCTTATTTAACTGCAATCGATACAGCTGCACTTACAGCACTTCTAGCAGCTGGTACTAATGGAACTGCAGAGACAGCAGATTCAACAGGTATCATCGATTACACTTCCGAAGCTGCAGCATTAATTTACAAAAATACAGGTTACTTCGCACAGAATTACATCGCTAACCCAGCGCAGTACCAAGCTCTATTAGGTGCTACTGATACAACTGGCCGCCCTATCTACAATGCAATTCAACCAATGAACGCAGCTGGACAAGTAGCTCCATCTTCAATCCGTGGAAACGTATTGGGCTTAGATCTATACGTAGATAAGAACTTTACAGCTACTACTTTCGATGATGGCTCAGCTGTTATCTTGGCTCCAGAAGCTTTCACCGTTTACCGTAGCCCACAGGCTTACATGAGCGTAAACGTGGTAAGCAATCTACAGGTACAAATTGCTATCTACGGTTTCATGGCAACAATCGCAAAGATGCCATACGGAATCATCAAGTACGCAAAAATCTAATAACCAATAAATAATCCTCTAGGGTTTAGTAGCCCTATCCCTAGGGGAGCTTTTTAGAAAAGGAGTAAAGAGATGCCAGCTACTTATGTAACTGTCGCCGAGCTGAGGGCCAATCTTGGCATAGGTACTCTTTACTCCGATTCTGACGTGGAATCTGTGTGCCAAAGTAGTCAAGACCTTCTTAATAGTTATCTATGGTTCGACTTTGCTCCAGTAGTAGGCGCAACAATTAGTAACAATGTAGCGACCGTAATGCTCGCTAATCCCGGGCTATTCGTTACGGGAGAATCTGTAACGCTGGCTGGATGCGGTGCTACTTATAACGGCACTTACACAATTACTGGCACGGTGCCATTCTCTAGCGGTACTAATAATATTCTGCCTATGCTTTGGTGGCCGTGGGCATGGCAAAACTGGCCTAACGGTTATTCTTTTATTCAATTCGCTAAAACTGCAGCTAATGATAACTTTCATCGGATCGTGCCTTACGGCACGGCTACCGGGCCAGATACAAAGACAGCCACATACGCTAATACGCCGGCTATCCGTCAGGCGGCGATGATCCTAGCGGTCGATCTGTGGCAAGCCCGGCAAGTATCCCAGACCGGCGGAGTAGGCATGGATGGCTATACTCCATCGCCTTATCGTGTCGGTTATCAATTAATCAATAGAATCCGTGGGCTTATTCAGCCTTACGCTAATCCTTCATCGCTAGTAGGTTAGATCGTGCCAGTAGCTATAACTACCCTTCGTACTACGATCGCCACAGCCCTTACAAATGCTGGCGTATGGAGCACGTTTAGCTACCCAAGCGCGACTTTGCTCGCTAATTCTGTAACGGTATTACCGGGCGATCCTTATTTACAGCCTACGAATGAAGGCTATAACACTATTGCGCCACTAGCTAACTTTCGTATTTTAATGGCTGTACCAGCTCTGGATAATCGTGGCAACTTAGCCGGCATCGAGGATTTTATCGTAGCCGTGTTTAATAAACTAGCTGCATCCGGGCTCTCTTATAATGTTACTAGCGTATCTACTCCGTCAATCACAGATGCGGCCAGTGGAGCACTTTTAACCGCCGAACTAAATATCTCAATCCTTACGACTTGGAGCTAAAATGTCTGACCAATACGATATAAACGAAAATAATTTTCTGGCCCGAATCGGTCAGATTAAGCAAGAAGAAGTAAAAACTAAAGCTGCGCCAGCCGCAGAGAAGGAAGAATAAACATGGCCGTACAATTACAATCGACCGTTGGGGTCAAGCTGGCGACAGTAGATATTAGCGATCACGTATCCAGCGCAACAATTTCACAAATCTTTGACGAGCTAGAAATTACAAGTCTTGGAGATAATTCTCATCGTTTCGTAAAAGGCCTAGAGGCTTCAACACTATCTTTAGACTTCTTTAACGATTTTGCAGCTTCTCAGATCACTACCCTTCTACAGACTAATTACGGTACTACTATTACTGCCGTATTAATCCCAGTAAAGGGCACAGCTGTAAGCGCAACAAATCCGCTATATACGGTTTCAATATTGGTTAATAATTTAACTCCTATTGCAGGCGATGTAGCAAGTATTAACGCTTCTTCGATTTCCTTTACATGTAATTCGACAGTAGCTTACGCAACTACCGGAACCTTCTAAGGAGAATATAACTAATGGCAAAGCTAAAGATTACAAGGGCTAACGGAGAAGTAAGCGAGCATCGCATTACGCCGGGAATTGAATACGCCTTCGAGTTAGTACATAAGGCCGGTATCTCTAAGATCCTACGTGAGACCGAAAAGCAGACAGAGATTTTCTGGCTAGCTTGGGAATGCTTGCGCAGATCTGGGGCTACCGTGCCTACCTTCGGGCCAGAGTTTGTCGATTCTTTAGATATGGTCGAGGTACTCGAAGAAAAAAAATAGCTATTAGTCGGAGTTCGATGGGATACACAATCGCAGCTTTAGCGGTCGAGACCGGAATTTCGCCTAGTGAATTATTAAAGATCGATGATGAGATGCTCAGGCTTATCATCCAAGTATTAAACGATAGAGCTAAGGAGATGAAAGATGCCAGTAAACGTAACCGGCGTTAAGCAACTTCAGAAGGCTATGCGTGCTGTCGATGATGATTTATTTAACGAGATGAGCACGGGCATAAAGGCCGTAATGCTTCCAATCAGAGATAAAGCTAGAGAATACCTACCACGGCAAGATGAAGTATTAAGCGGATGGGGTACGGCTACAGCTTCTATCGCTACAGCTAATTACCGAGCATTCCCGGCTTACAATTATCAGACCGCTAAAACTGGTATCAAATACAAAGCCGGATCTAATAAACGTAATCGTAATGGCTTTTCTGTTACTAATTACGTCTCTAACGAATCTGCTCCCGGTGCTATCTATGAGACCGCCGGCCGTAAAAACCCTAGAGGTACTACAGGCGGAGCATCTTTAAACCCTAACGCTTCTATTCAATTTATCGAAGCCCTACCCGAAATGATGAATAACTTTAGAGCTACTGGTCGTAAGCGAGACGGTCGCTTAATCTATCGAGCATGGGCAGAAGATAGCGGTAAGGTTTACAAGAAGGTCGTAGATGCCGTAGAAAAAACTGCAAATAAATTTAACGCTAAACAAGCGAAGGCGGCATAATGGCCAGTTTAGTCGTCTCCGCATTATCCACATGGAGTAATAAAGGATTAAAAAAGGCTGAGAAGGATGTATCGGCGTTCGATAAAACCGTAAAGAATCTAGGTAAAACTTTCGCTGGCGTATTCGCCGCATCTACTATTATAAATTATTCTAAGAATGCTGTTAAAGCGTTTATGGATGACGAGAAGGCCGCTAAAGCTTTAGAAGTCCAGTTAAATAATCTAGGGCTAGGCTTCGCAGCTCCCGGTGTAGAGCTATACATATCCAACCTTCAAAGAATGTATGGCGTATTAGATGACCAATTACGGCCAGCATTTCAAACTTTAGTTACAGCTAGCGGAGACTTAACTAAAAGCCAAGAAGCTTTAGATATTGCGCTTAACGTTTCAGCTGCAACTGGTAAAAGTTTAGAATCGGTATCGGCCGCCCTTGCCCGTGGATTTTCGGGGCAGACCACAGCTCTTAGCCGTCTAGGAGCAGGATTAGATAAGACCTTATTAGCTACTGGCGACATGAATAAAATCATGGCCGAACTTAATAAGAAGTTTTCTGGACAGGCTACGGCTAGGTTATCTACATACGCTGGCCAGATGTCTTTACTTCAAGTTTACGCCGCAGATGCTCAGGAGACTATTGGAAAAGGTTTACTAGATGCTTTAAGAATTTTAGGCCGAGATAATTCGATCCAAAGTGTCGGCGATAGTATGCAGAATCTTGCCGACAATATAGCAAACGTAACTACTAACCTAGCTAAAATGATTAAGACTTTTACGGATGTAGCTTCTAACCCAGCGTTTCAAGCCGTCGTAGCCCTACTTTTATTAAGATCTGGCCGAGTAGATATTTTGGCTAAAGTCTTTGCTGGAGCCGCAATAGGTGGAGTTTTAACAGCTCCTAAACAAAATCTAAGCATGGAAGAAAATAGAGCTTTAGCCCAGAAGCGTATCCAAGATCGGATTAAAGAAGCTAAAGGGATTAAGACAGCTGTAGGCTACCGAGCCCAAGAAAATGCAGCTTTAAAAGCCAAAACAGAATTAGATAAAACTAAAGATAAATTTGATCTAGAGCGAATTGGTTTAATGGCGGCTTTAAATGCGGCAACCGATGAGGAAACAAAATTACGGCTTAAAGCTCAATTAGCGATCTTAGATAATAATTCGGCTTTAGCTGCTAAGTATAATGCGGAATTAGAAGCTGCTCAAAAAGCAAAAGAGTTAGCGGCTGCCTTAGGTAATGCATCTAATAATATTATTTTAAGTGGTAAAGATCTTGAGGCTTATCTCGCTAGTATGAGGACAGTTTCGGTTAGTCCGGGCGGATACACAGTAGGAGGCGCTAGAGCTTTTACTAACGAAGAAGCTGCTAACCAAGCAGATATTATAGGCAGAAACGTAGTATCAAAAATGGAGCGGATGGAAATGGGCTTTGCCTCTTCTTCAACTGCAAGCCGATCTGCGACTCCAGAAGTAACGGTAAATTTAAATGCAGCTGGATCTATCTTAGGATTAGAACAAGTAGATGCGGCTATACAAGATGCGCTACTTAGAATTTATCGACAGAATGGCGATTTAGCTCCGGCAGGAACTATTTTATAATGGCCGTACCTGTCGTAAATGCGGTTATAAATTTCTCAACTGGCCCGGGCTTTGCTCAGGCTTGCCTAATTGATTCTGGCGTATTCGGTACTAATATTTTTGCAGATGCGGCAGCTGTGATCGTGGATGTATCCGATCAGATAAATTTAATCCAGACTAATCGCGGTCGTAATGCTGTAGCCGATCAATTTACAGTAGGTACCTGTAGCCTTCGTATCATCGATCAGAATGGCGATTTCAACCCACAGAATCCATCTAGCCCATATTACGAGCTTCTGACCCCTATGAAGAAGTTATCGATAACTGCTACTTACGCCGGAGTTACTTACCCTATCTTCGCTGGCTTTATTACTGGCTATCAGACTACCCAGCCTAAAGAAGCTACAGATATAACCCTTACTACCATCACCGCCGTAGATGCCCTTAGATTGGCCCAGAATGCCCAGATAAGCACGGTTACAGGGGCTACAGCTGGCGATCTAACTGGTACCCGTATTAATCAAATCCTAGACCAGATCGAATGGCCTAACTCGGCCCGTGATATAGATGCTGGATTAACTACCGTTCAAAATGATCCGGGCACACAGCGCACAGCTTTAGGAGCGTGCCAAACCGTATCGACTACCGAGTACGGGGCCTTCTATGTCGATGCTTCCGGCTCATTCGTTTTCCAAGATCGAGAAGTAACCGTAGGTTCGATCGCTGGTACTCCTGTTTTATTTAGCGATGACGGTACCGGGATTATCTATAAGGATGCCGCATGGGTACTTAATGACGTTTTAGTATTTAACAAATCCACCGTAGTCAGATCGGGCGGATCTCCGCAGGTGGCCATAAATCAAGATTCAATAGACAAGTATTTTCTCCACAGCTACTACGTGGATAACCTATTAATGCAGACCGATGACGTAGCTTTGGATTATGCCCGGGCCTATACCGCATCCCGGCAAGAAACTTCGGTCCGGTGCGATGCTTTAATGCTAGATCTTTATACGCCAGACTATAACGCTGGGATAATTGCAGCTCTAGACCTAGATTTCTTTGATCCGATCACCGTTAAGACTACCCAGCCCGGCGGATCGTATTTAGAGAAAACCCTACAGATCTTCGGAGTATCTAACAGAATTACGCCACAGAGCTTCTTGGTTAATTTCGTTACCCTAGAAGCTATCATCGATGGGTTTATAATCGGAACAGAATACGGCGAAATCGGCATCGATTCGCTGTCTTATTAAGGAGATGAAATGCCTACTTTTCCAGTAGTTACTGGCGACATCGTTACTAGCACGATCTGGAACGGTTTGCCGGCGTTCGAAGTAGCCAGCGATAAAACAAACGATTACACAGCTGCAAGCGGTGATCAATACCAACAAATTATTCCAATGAACAAAGCTACAGCCATAGCGTTCAAGATTCCAA